AATAGGTGTATAATCGGTTCTTTTCCTCTAAGTCCTTAACATCACTCATCTTTTGTTTTATACCCTCTATATAGGTCTGTAATGATGAAATAGAACCATTTGTAGTTGCTATTTGTTTACTGATATCTTTAATGTCCGATTCAATTTTCTTTTTCTCTACTTCTAATTCTTTGATTTGTTTTTCTAACTCTTTATTACTTTGAATTGTTTCTTCGTTCTCAAAATATCTTTCAATATCTTCTTCTACTTTGTCCAATTGGGTTTCTAATAGTTCTTCTCTTGTAACCAATCCACTAAATTCTAAATAATAATTTTTATGAGTTGCTTTGGCTTTTTCTAATTTATTTTTTAAGTCGTTCCACTCATTATATTGTTCTTCTATACCTTCCCATGTATCCAAAGTTTGTTGGATACCTGTACAATCAACCATTGCTTCTCTAACTATTTCTTTTAATTGAGGCAATGATTCCTTTACTCTCATTGCATCTTTTACAAAGGTATTATCACAACAAAACTTACAATTGGGGTCATATTCATGTTTATCCAAATGTGAAATCTTTTCTTCGGCTGAGGATAAATGTCTTTTTGCAATATCATAAACTCTTGTAGCTTCAATTAACGCATTTTGTTCTCTTTGATAATTAGAATATACAACTTCTATATCGATACCATTAAATTGTTGTTTAGTTGTAATTGTATCCGTTAACTCAACCATTTTTTCGGTAATAGTAGTAATATTTGTGGTTTTATTCTGCATAATATCTTTATTTGTATCAATATCACCTTTTAATTTTTCTCTACGTTCATTCAAATCATCAATATTCAAATTACCATCAATCGGAGTAAGGTTTCTACTCAAATCTAATATAACACTATCTAATCCACCCTTATCACCATTCAATCTATTCAATTCTTTCTCAAACTCTTTCAACTCACCCTTATTATCTTTCAACTCATTTGCTTTATCAGCTAGTTCGGTTGTAAAGTCGGTTTTCTTAAAATTTTTGATAAGAACCGAAACTTCTTTGATATCTTCCGTAGCAGTTTCGTATAATTTATCAAATACATTTAATCCCATAAATTGAGCAAGTAAATCTTTTCTCTCACTTTGTGACTTATCAATGAATATAGAGTTATTACCTTGCAACGATAAAGAAGTCAATACAAAATCTTCGTACTTACCAACATATTGTTCAATTACTTGATTGGTATCTCTTCTCTCTGTTCCATTTAAAGATATCTTCTCACCACCATCATCATACCAAAAGTTTACATCTACCTTTACATTTTTACCTTTGTTAATTGTTTTAGCAGTTCTTTCAATGTAATAATCTACTCCATTTACTTGAAAATGTAAATAACATCTAAAATCAGTCTTACGATTGTTTAAGATATTAGCTGCTTTGAATGCTCTACTACTTTTATCATAAAGACAAAATGAAATAGCATCAAAGATAGATGACTTACCTTGTGCGTTTGGTGCAAATAGTCCCATCAATCCATTTAACTTACTAAAATCAATTTTGTTATCTTCACCATATGAAAACATATTAGAAAACTCAAATCTAATCGGTTTCCATTGTATGTTTCTTAAAGTATCCTCGTGTACAATTCTACTATTTACGTCTCTGTTAATATTTTCCAATTCTGCTAAATCTTTCTTATCAACAAATGGCATCATTCTTTCTACATACTCATTGATTAAAGAGTTTTGATAATTGATATCGGAAATATCTTCAAAATCTAATTTATTTTGTCTATCTCCTGTTTTCTTCTTTGATAATGAGTCCGTTCTAATAATTGTAAAGTCCTCAACACCATATTTCATTTTGATTTCTGCAATTACCTTTTTAGTATCGGCAGTATCGGTGTTTGACAATCTTACTCTTAAACGAGGATGCTTTGGCATATCATTTACAACTGGAACTTTACCATTGTCGATATCCATTGTATAATAACCATAATCATTTTGAATATCAATTTCTTCGTAAGTCATAGTGTCCAAATCCCATGCTAAAAAACCATGTCTACCCAATGTTTCACCAAAGTTTTGTTGAACCAATGAACCTGCATAAACTACCTTACAACCTTTTGGACTTATCATTTCTTGACGTTTATGAATATCACCTAAAAGTGCTAAATCAAAACCATCAAATATATCCGTTGTAAAATGCCTACTACTCACCACATAACCTATATCAGTTTGTGAATTATCAACAGGCCCGTGGAATAATGCAATCTTTTTATTACCTGTTAGTTTATCAGCACTAATCCAATTGTCTTTGTTATCTAAAATTGAAAATACTGAAAAATCAATACCACCAATTGAAAACACTTGTGTATCTCTTAAATAATAAAAGTCTTTTAATTCTAATGCATCAACCAATGGAGTAAGAACATCCATTCTATCCATATTGTTCATATTACAATCGTGATTTCCGGTAATAAGAATTGTAGGACAAGTTTTAGCACACTCTTTGAATAACCAACTTATTTCGTTGACTAATTCTGGTGACATTTCTAATTTAGCGTGTGCAATATCACCTGCTAAATATATAATTGCGTCTTTGGTTCCTCTTTTACGGATTTCCTCAAACATCAATTCAAATACCTGTCTATACTCTTTGTGTCTTTTCACATTACGGATATGAACATCCGCTATATGATAAATTTTCTTTAAACTCATAATGAATTTATTTTGTTCAATAATAATTCTTCGGGAGAAAACTCTTTAGCTTCCTTTAACTCTTCGTAGAATTTTTCATACCCCATATCGGCGGCATCTTTATCTTTAAGATACATCATTTTTACATGAATACCTTGTTTTCTAAAATATTCGGCAGCTTTAAGTGCCTCATTAATTGCATCACTATCCAATGAAATAATAATGTCAGTAATTCCACTCATAAAGATTTTCTCTACCAATGTTTTGGATGGAAATTTACCTAATAATGGAATTGCATTTCTTTTAATTGTGATTGCATCAAATACACCTTCACATAGTATAATCGGTTCGTTCCAATTGACTTGAGAATCAAAACATATTACATTTTTACTGATTGGAGGATTTTTGTATTTCATTTTGTTCTCCGGATAATACGAACGAGAAACAAAGTAATTCAATGACCCATCGGAATTGTATGATGGTATAATTACTCTTTGTCCATATAATCCTTCTTTACAATATCCTATGTTATATTTGATTATATCTTTTTCGGTAATACCTCTTTGAGTAAGGTAATGGATTGCGTGTTTATATTCTGGATTAAACCCCTTTGGAGTCTCACTAAGTGATATAAATTCTTTTGGTAAGGAAATAAACACCTTTGTATCGGCGTCCTCTAATTGTGGGTTATAATTACTATCTCCGTAGATTTCTCTAATAACTGAAATAACCTTTCTATCGACATCTAACTTTTTTAATAATGAGGTTAATTTCTTACCACCACTATTACAAGTCCAACAATGCCACTTTTGAGTTTCTGTATTAACTTGTAGTTTTGGTTTGTGATGATTACAAAACGGACAGTAAAATGCCAACTCATTCCCTTTAAGAGTGAGATGACTACCTAACACACCGGTTAGAGTAGATACGACTATATTCTTATCATTTTGCTTCAACACGACTTAAATATACGATAAATATTTGATATTACCAAATAATTTATGGTCTATTTTCCTCTAAAAACCACTCTTCTGGGATTAATTTGTCGGAATACTTAAATCCGTTCTTTTCACACCACATGCCGTATGTAGTTTTGGAGTTTTTGCTGATTTTGTTCTTTGAATTGGAAAATACGAAACGAATATCCAAATTAGGGTTTTGTTCCTTTACTAATTGGTGTTTCTTACGGTCTGCTGCAACAAATCTACCTTTAGTCTCCACTCTAATACCATTGGGTAGTTTGAAATCAGGATGGTAGTTATGTTCGGAGGCAGGTATAATATATGCAACCTTTTCGGTTTCATATTCTACGACCATTCCTCTACTTTCTATTTGAGATGATATGGATTCCTCTAAACCAGACTTAAATCCATATTTTTTAGCAACCCATTTTGGATTGTTCTTTTTTGTAACTTTTTTAGCCATTAAAATTATTTATTTTTCAACGATGCAACTATAGCTGAGTATTTTCTCTCATTTACATCTCCGTTTCTACCAACTTTTAATTTAGCAGCATCTAATACTTTCTCATCTGCTTTTTGGAAATCGTTTGTAGTATATGGGGTTTTTGCATTTTCATATGCAGCTTTAGAAATTTTATCAACTCCTAACTCTTTCTGACCTGCATTGTATAAATCTAATATTTTAGACATAATAATTGTTTTTACTTATAAATATATGTTATGTATCAAAACGGATAATAAAGTTTACTGGAATATCTGGTTCGGACTTAATTGGTTGTGGAAGTTTTGCTACTGCAACTAAATCACAATTATCATCATATAGTCCAATAGTTGTAATAAATGGTGTTAAAAATGAACCCGTTGAATCTACTGACCCACTTAAATCATAATGTTCAAATCCACCCGAAATCGATGAAGTATATTGTGAGGGTATTCTATAATCCAATATATTACCATTTTCTAATACTGTTTTCTTTTTGATATAACTTACTCCAGGATTTGTAATAACACTCATAGTTTTACCATCAGAAGTTATGTACCTCTCCGTTTCTCTACCAATTTCAACTACCGCAGATGGATTTTGTGAAACATTGAATTCGTCCTCATTTACTATTAAAAGATATTCATGTTCATATACCGTTTCAGTTGATTTATAATATAAATTAAAACTTGAGGTATTAAAGTTTTCAACTTCCGTTAATACAATAAGTCCTTGTGCATAAAATACATTACCCAACTGATTTATAATACCATTTAAAAACGGAATTTCATCTACTTCCAGTATATCATTTTCGAAATCTATTTTTATTAATTGTAATGTATATGATATGGAATTATATTCAACCACCAATATATTTGTTTCTAAATTTAATTGAGTTATTTTGAAAGAAATTAAAACATTGGTCAAATCTTGTATTGTTATTTGTTCATTATCAAAATTTACAATTTCTAATTCAACATCAATTATATTGCCTGACAAATTACCAAAACTATCATCTAAATATGTAGTTGTATCATCTGTTAATATAACCGAACCTCTTTTTATTCCTTCACCAACACATTTTTCTGGAATTGATATAACTATTGCACTACCACTTAAATATCTTTCTTTTGCTTTGGTAAATATAGTAAACCCACTAGTTTTTATACCATATCGTTGAATTGGGTTATCTTCTCTACCATTATAAAATGTAGATTTTATTTGACCATATACAGAGTGTTTATTATAAGTAGAACCACTTAAATGACCTGTACTTATATTAAACATTTGTGTGTCCGAATAGATACCTTCTTCTGCAATTAAAACAGAAGCTTCCGATGTAACTTCATCCCACTCTTTGTATGCCTTAAATGGCCTTATACTAATATCCGACTTTGGTATTCTTTTTAACATATCGTATATAAATATTCTTTTAATGAAAAACCCCCAAAACAGGGGGTTTAACATTATTTAATATATTCTCCGATTAGAAGTCTAATTTAACTTTTATTGCAATTTCCTTATCAAATGATTTTTCAATTGGTTTAGAAACTTTAGCTACTGCTAATAATTCATTTGCATCATCATAAAGACCAACACTTGTAATGTATACTTTAGGGTCTCTTTCAAATAATGGTTGAACAAACTCACCTACTAATCCTGTTACGAATGTTGGATTGTTTGAGAAATTGAATTCTCTATTGTTTGCTCTTACAAAATAGTGAGATGTAGAAACATTCTCAGTTCTTCTCATTTGGAAGTCTGCACCTGCACCAATTGAATTTAATAATGCAACTGAACCAGAGTTTGCACCATTATTTTGATGGTAGATATTTGTTATTGATGAATTAGCTGGTGCTAATTTTACATCAACTCTATTTTGTAATGCAGTTGGGTTTAACAATATAATTCCCATATCAGGATAGAATAAACCATATCCTTGACTTGAAGTTACATCAGAATAAGATGTGATACTTGAAGTTAATGCAGAACCAATATTTAATGTTCCTTCTACTACATTATAAACTCTACCTGCAGTTGTTACATTTTCATCAGAACCACCACTATCATCAATAAGTGTCAAAGAACCTTTTGAACCTGATAATTCTATTGAAAAATTACCTGGGTCTAATCTTTCTTTGTATCTAGCTCTGTTTACATTGATTACATAGAAATTTTGTAGGTTGTGTCCGCCTGCAGTTGAACCGGTATAAACACTAAAGAATGCATCAGAACTATCCAATAAAACATTCTTAAATTGATTATAAGTTGCCTTTGTTGGTAAATTTGATGAATCAGTTTGTTGTAATGTAGGTGCACCATATCCATTCACATCACCATACGCAATTGAGAATTGAACCTCAGCTGCAGTAGAAGATGTTGCAATGTTATAAACATCTAAATAATATTTACCACTAACACCCGATTGTTGTTCGGATGATGTGAAAAATGCTGTTAAACTTCCCGTATCACCACTCCATATTCCAGAAGTTACGATTTCGGTTCGGTTAGTTACTTTGTCAATTGTACCAAATTTTTTGTAGATACCATTTGTAATTGTTGTGATATCTGAACTGATTTGTTCACCAGTTCCTAAAAATTGGTTTACGATTCTAACTAATTCGTTAGTATCTACTGGAGTGCCTGCGGTGTTTGCTGCACCGGCTAAGTAATTTGATATATTACTTGCTAATAGGGCTCCTCTACTGTCTCTTATTAATGCCATAGTATTTTATTATTGAACGTAAGTTACTGTGATTGGAATAGTTTGTGAACCACCCGTTTCGTTACCATAAACTGTAATAGTTGTTCTGATAGTCGAAGTTAATGATGGGTTTGGAATAAATTTGAAAGTTAATCCTTTCGCGATTGCTGCAGTTGCAGATACATCGTCTCCGATAAATACTGGAACCGAACCAATTTCAGATGTTACACCTTCACCGATAATATCACCCGCATTTTTGTTAGATAATACAATTGTATATCCTAAACTTCTATTACCTGCAGGAGATGTAGTTGGAGATAATGCAACCTCACCACTTCTTTGATTAACCGAAATGTTAGGAACACCAAATTCAACAACTGGAATTCTAGTTGTGTTTTTTGGTAAAGTTACTAACTTATACTTCATTACTTGAGTCTCATCCGGATTAGCTTCCAACACAGGCATGTTTTTAATAGCTGCATCGTAGTAAGCTGAACCCAATGGGTGAGCTGGTTCGTAAAGTGTGTAATCAATCTCATCATCTGCCAATGCAAATTGAGTAATGTTTAAACCTTGACCTGCTGCTAATTTTTCTCTACCTTTTTTGGTAAGAATAGCGTCAACGGTTAATTCTGTGTTACTTAAATATCCCATAGTATAATATTATCTTTGTTTATAAATATAATTATTTTGAAATTTCGTTATTCTACTTCTAAAATTGGTTCAGAAGTATTTCTACCTGTTCTATTTACAGTTAATGTATTTGGATTAGATACAAATATTTCAACAGGTGGTGCACCATCTAAAGTAGTTGCAGCAGTGTTTTTTGAACCTCTAAAGAAACTATTTTCTAATCCCTTTGTCAAATCCGATGTATTTCTATAATGTGTTGGCAAATACCCACTCACAGGTTTTACTGCAATTATATTACCTTGTATAACAGGAACTATTGAACCACTAAATGGCTGAATGTTTAATTTAGTTTCAGTATAAGTTTGAATATCGGAAATATATCCACCTCTAGGGTCACCTAATCCATTTGCAGATGCCGTTACCGCAAATTTGGTAACCATTCTTTCTTTCTCTTCGGTAATCAATTGAACTCTAATTCTTTCCGTTACTCTCCTATTATCTTTATCAAAATAAGTTCTAATTGCATTACCATTCTCCGCATAAATACCAAATCCAATCATTTCATATGCAGTTTGACCATATGTTTCTATACCCAAATTTATTTCCGTTGTAATTGTTGGTTCATCTAATCCTGCATCTATACTTACTTCTTTTTGATAAGATTCCGCATTTGTAATAGTAGTATCGTTATTGTCAATTAAACTATCGTATTGATATGAATCAGCAATTAAATTTTCAGAAAGATTTGCATCTACTACACTATCATATTGATTATTTTCTCCAATTATATTTTCTGAAAGATTTGCATCAACTAAACTTTCGTATTGTGTGTTATCAGCACTTAATATAGTTGTATCTTGATAATGTATTGTTAAATCTTGTTTATATTCGTCGCTTGTTGGTTTCTTT